GACGCCAGCGCACCGCGCGATAGGTCTGGGGTTCGCCCTTCTTCGCGGGTTCTTCGCGAATATCGAGCAATTCATAACCAACCGACACATTGGTGCGGATGCCATCCGCCACGTCGCGCATCACTTCCTCGGCGAGTGGGCTTCTTCCGAAGCGCACGATTGCCCGGGCCTTCCGGTCATCGCCAAGGGTGACGCTTTCCACCACCCCAACAACAATATCGGGGTCGTGACCCAGCAGCAGCGGCGCAGTGCCGCCGCCGATCCAGCCACGGTCCATTTCATCTTCATTGTGGCCCAGGACTTCCATGCCCCAGGACCGTTCCACCGGCGCTTCAGATGAAAAGGCCAATTCAATGCTGCGCGTTTCCTCATTCAGGGTGGCGCGTTCCAGCGCCACCGTGCGTTTTCCGTGGCGGTCAAAATTCTTCGGCAAGGGCATGGTTCAATCCTCGTCGTCTGCATCAGGTTCCAGCGGCGCGGCAGGCGCGGCGGCGGGCGGTATCAGGTCACCCATCAGGGCTTTTTCGGCCTTCAGCTCAGCGATGGTTTCAGCAAAATCACCGCCTTGCGCCGCCACCGTGGCGGTGCGGCTGGTGATGCCAAGCGCCACGGCCTTTTCCACCGCCGCCACTTCCTTCAGCGGGTCCACCCATTGCCAGCCGCGCGGCACGAAATTTGGCGCGTCAAACTTCCACATCTTGCCTGCCGGCAGGCCCAGCGCGCCGGTGATCAGTGCTTCGCGCAGCCAGGCGGTGAATACGGGCTCACAGAGGCCTGAAATCATCCAGTGCTGCAGCGTGCGGAATTCGTCGCGATCTTCCAATTCCGTGGCGCGCAGGGCGCTGTAATTCATGCCCTCCGCGTCATTGGCGAAGGCGTTATAGGAAACTCCCGCACCTGCCGCGACCGGGCGCAGCATGGCGGAAACAAATTCCTTGAAGGCAGTGGTCGGGTGCTGGGGGTCGAATTGCTGGAAATCCACACCCTTGGGCAGTAATTCGAACGTCCCAGCCGATGCTTCCTGGACCAGCGCGCCATCTTCAGCCAATTCGCCATCGGGTTCTGCATCGGCATCAATCCGATAGAACCCCATCTTGGCGGCGGCCACGCGCGCGGCGGTCAATTCCGCTTCCCCGTAGCCATCGAGCATCGCCAAAGCGCGAATGCCATTGCTGATCCAGGGCACACCCCTGATCTGTTGCGGCCATTCCGGCAGGAACAGATGGATCATTTCCTCAGCCGGAATGCGCACGCGCTTGCGCAGCGGGGCATTCAGCGCGGCTGGGTCATCATTAGGCACATGGGCGCGCATCCAATACGCGGCGGGGCGGTTAAAGGGCGTCAGTTCCACACCAGCGCGCACCACATTGCCGCTGGCGGTGCCTTCCGGCCGGCCATTCACATCGGTTTCAAGCTGCGATGGGTCCAGCATTTCAAGCTGAAAGCCAAATGGATTGCCGCCCTTGTGCAGGCGGATCAGGGCTTCACCATCCCGCGCGACGCCCAGCACCACCAGGCCGCACATATCCAGCCAGGAATGCCGGCCTGTTACGTCACAAACCCCACGCCGCGACCATTGCCAGAAGCCAGATTCAATACGCTGATTCGCGTTTTCATCCTTGCCGGTGCCGCGATCATTCATCACCTGCATTTGCAGCGTGAAGCCCTTGGGCCCTACCACGTTGCGGCGCAGGCTTTTCAGGAAGCCCGCCGTATAGCCTTCATTCTGCGCCAGCCAGCGGGACCGGTTGCGCAGCGTGTCCAACTGCCAACGGATATCGCGGTTTGGCGCAAAACCATGGCCGCCCGGCAAATCCGCCAGTAGGCGCGAAGGCTGCGCGGCCATCCAGCCGCTTTGCGCACGCACCTTGGGGCCCATAGCGGACCAGGTGGCCTGCGCGCCGGGGCTGCGCAGGATGGGCGCGGCGGCCTTGCGGCGGCGGAGGAAATCCAGCAGCGCCATATCAGGCCCTTCCCATGCGTGTCAGCACAATCCGCCGACGCGGGCGGCCAGAAGCCAGCGCGGCGGCTTCCGCTTCGCGCCGCGCTTCACCGGCGTAGTAATCTTTGAGCGCCAGCAATTCCGGGATTGGGATGCGGGCGATTTCCCGATCCCCGATCTTGATGCTGCGCTGATCCTTGCTGGCGCTGCCTTCCAGCATGGCTTCAATCGCGGCCAGGGTGCGCGTGGCATGGCCGCGCAGATCACCCGTGATGGTGGCCGGATTGGGCAGGATGAACAGCCCGCCGGAATAGACCTGGAAGCGCTCACCGGGCTTGGTAACCCAACCGATCAAGGTAGCGGGCAAGCCGCGCGCACCTACCGAAAGCGCAGCCGTATTTGCCGCCGTGGCCGTTGCGATAAAGCCATCCCCCTCCGCCGTAGCGCTGATGGAAAGCTCGACATCGGTGCCGACTAGGCGCCAGGCATTCGCCCATCCTGCGCTGGCCGGGTAGTCTGCGCTGGCCCAGCGCCAAGCCCAGGTATCGCCCGCCGTCGCGCGGAGCGGCGGAGCATCCAGCGTTGCCATACGGGTTTCCTTAGAAGCGCGCGGCGAAGCCTGCGCGGGACTGTTTCCAGAAGCGGCTGCGCCCGGGCTTTGCGGGCGGCGGCATCTTCATCATCGGTTCGGTTTCTGCCGGCGCCTCATCTTCTGGCAAGGCATCCGGCACGGCCAGGTCATCGGCCTGTTCTTCGATATCCAGCGCGGGCTGTAAGGCGCGGCGGCTGGCCTGATACTGCTTCAATTCGCGGGCGGCGCGTTCCCAATCCGCTTCCTGCCAGCGGTCAATCCCCAGCAAGGCGGCGGCAGCGCGGGCATAAACACGGCCATCCAGCGCTTCATTCCGTTCACGGGTTTTCACCCATTCCTGCCGAAAAACGCCGGTGCGGACCTTGTGACGCCGGATTTCTTCCGACACCAATTGCCGGCAGATTTCCTCACCGGCCAGATGTTCGGGCAGGAAGACATAGCCCGCCGGATAAGCCGCGCCGCTTTCCGCCGTGGGCTTTTCAAGCCGAAGCTGGCCGTAAAATTCGCCCTTCAGGTAGCTTGATCCAACTAACCAGGGCTTCAACTGGCCCACGCGCTTGCCGGACCGCTTCACATCCACCTTGCCGCCCGGCACGATGGCCTGCGGCAGATTATCGCGGCCCTTCACCGCAATCACTTTGCGCTGCCCCATCTTGCGCACAAAGGCATAAACTTCGGCGGTTGTGGTGCCGTCACCCGAATCCACCGCCGAAAGGCTGATGGGTAAGGCACCGCCGCTGGCATGCGGGTAGATGGTCTCCAACACCGCCGCCACCTGTTCCCAGGTGCGCCAGGCGAAGGGGCTGCCGATCACCACCACATGATCCACCAACCAACTTTGCCGGTTGCGGCCCCATCCCCAGACAAACACTTCCACACGGCCAGGGCTGCGTTGCACATCCACCCCGGCAGTCAGCTTCAGGCAGCCCGCCGGCAGTGTGCCAGGCGCCCAGGTTTCGCGCCGATCGTAAAGCCGTTGCCATTCTGGCGCTTCACCGGCGATGCGCCAGGCGCGGCCAAGCTTCTGTTGGGTGAAGGTTTTCAGGCCTTCGGGATCATCCTTAACTTCTTCAAATTCCGCTGCCAGATCGCCCCAGGAAAGCGTGGGCGAATACAGCGCATTGATCTGATAGCCCGCATGTTCCGTGATCAGTTCCGGCTTGTCATGCACCCATTCCCCCGCCGCCAGCATGGCCGGGCGGGCGGATGGTTCAATCCCGGTGCCGCACCCATCGCAGTGATATTCCGCGCGCTGAGGCTGCCCCTTCGGCCAGCGCAGGCTTTCCCATTCCAGCGTTTGGCGGTGATCACAATGCGGGCAGGGCACCAAAAACCGGCCCTGGCTGCTTTGCTGATAAGCTGCCGTGACGCGGCAGGAACCTTCTTCCGCCGGCGTGCTGACCTTCAGGATTTTTTCGCGGCCGGCATAGATAATGGCGCGGGCTTCAAGCTGTTTGACCGGATCGCCGCGGCCATCGGCATCCAGCGGATAGTCTGAGACTTCCTCCATCACCAAAACGCGGGCGGAACGCATCTGCAGATTGGCCGATGAATTCGCTGTCAGCAGCTGCAGATACCCGCCGGGAAAGCGCTTGAAGGTGGCGGTGCTTTCTTCACCAGATCGGGCGGTTACTTCTTCAACGCGGGCCGATAACGCCGGGCTGGCCGTAATCATCGGGTCCAGCTTCAAGCGGTTGTAGCCGCGCATCATGTCAATGCTGGGCAGCATCACCAGCACTGGCGCGGGCGTTTCCGCCATGACCTGGCCGATCATGTTCAACGCCGCTTCAGAACCGCCGATCTGCGCCGATTTCAGAAAGGTGACGCGCCGGGCCGGGTGGCTTAGCGTCATCACCTGCATGATTTCCCGCAGATAGGGCACCCGATCCGTGCGCCATTTGCCGGGCCATGGGCTTCCCGATTCGGCGGCGACAATGCGCTCCGCTTCGGCCCATTCGGCAACATTGCGCGGGGGGGCTACGCGACAGGCGGCGGCTACCGCGTGAAGCAGCAGCGCTTCCACATCACGCGGCGGATCGGCGGGCAACATCCTCCATGAATTCCTTGTGCAGCGCGGCCATGATGCGCTTCTGTTCATCCGCCAGGCGGTCTGCGATGGCCGCTGGATCGGTCATTGCCGCCAGCGGCACAGCCAATTCCGGCCAGGCTTCCGAAAACCGCGCCATGGCACGGCCAAAAACACTGGTGGCGGCCTGAGAAACGGCATCGGTCTTCACCACTTCGCGCTGCTTTTCCTGGAGCCGGAGCTCAGCCAGCGCCGCTTCCGCCGCTTCGCGCTTGGCGCGCTCAGCGGAATAGTTTGGGCCAACACCATCCGCCGCGGAGAAAAGCGATTCGGCATCGGCGGCACTTGGCGCACCGATCATCTGATCGGCCAGAATAAAATTCACGCGACCATCAGCCATCAGCGCCGGCGCCGCCAGCTTGCCCAAGCGGATCAGCTTGGAAACATACGCCTTCGAACAGCCGCGATGCTCGGCATATTGGGCCTTAGTGCCAACCGTCAGCTTTGCTTCAGCGGCCATGTCGCATTTTTCCTGAAAAACAGGAGAAAATCATTCTTGCCTGGTGAACTTCCGGGCGGTTCTGTGAACCAAAATGAACCCTTTTTTTCAATTTCCAGACTAGAAAACTCGGGCGCGCAAAGCCGCCCGCATACAAATCCGCCGGGGAGGACCCGCGGTTATCCACAGCGCAAGCGCCGTGCCAACTTGACACGCAAGCGGCGTGCCAAAGTGATAGAAGGATTTTCTCAAAGCTTGAAGGCGCCGGGCGCACTTCTGCGAGATAGGTATTCATAGCACCGAAACCGGGTGGGAAGTCAAGCGGCTATTTTCACAGCCTGCCCAGCCGGCCCTTTCCACATACCAGCCCAGGCTTTGACGCAGCCGAACCAGGGCATTCCGCCTATCAATCGCCAACGCATCTGCCACTTGTTGGACGCCCCTGCCCTTCACCACCACCAGGCGCGTCAGGTCTTCCAGCGTTTCATCAGACCGCCGAGGCAGCCGCCGCGCTGGATGCCGCCTTGCCCAGGCGCGCCAGGGGCCGAAGCGCTCACGCTCCGCTTCCTCGACATAGACCAAACACTCAGCAGCGTTCGATCCGCTTGCCAACCTTTCCGCCCACTGGCTGCGCACCATCGGCATGCGCCCGCCATCCAGGAATTCCACCACCATGCGGATTTCCTGCCCCGCCCGATACTCTGCGGCCGTGATCCGCCCGCCATCCCGCAGCCCTGCCAGCTTATCCGCCCGCATCACCCGCTGATGCACCACCCGCCGCGCCAGGCCTTCCGCAGCCCGCACAGCCGCTTCAGGGTCATATTCAGCCGGAAGCCTGAACAGCGGGTCTGGACGGCACTGAGCCGCCAGCGCACGGGCTTCTTCGGCCATCGCACGGGCATGGGCTGATTCCACCACCCGCTGCGCCATGCCATCGCCAGTGACCCATGAGACCCCAGGCTGCACAACGCCGATCGCGTCATAAAGCCCCTGAATCTTCTTGATATCCGCCATATCGCCACCCCTTTCGCCCGATTTGTCCCGCACCCAGAAAAACTGTCCCGCCCTTTGTCCCTTATCTATCTATCTATCTATTTGTTATTATTTATTATTTTATTCAGCGGGACATGCGGTACATGCGGGACACACGTATTCCTGTAAATGCGCGCGACGCGCGCCCGCGCACACATGAGGAAATGCCCTGTCCCGCTTGTCCCGCTGTCCCGCTGTCAGTGTTTTCAAAGACTTACCCCGCGCCAGCGGGACAAATCACACCTTTAGCGGGACAATTGGCGGGACACTTCAATCCATCCCGACCCCCTTGCGAGAGCCCGAAGGCAGCAATTCCGGCGCCAGCCAGACCGCCTGAGCCCTGTCATTCTCCCCCGAAAAGCGCACCCGCGTCTTGATCGGCTGGGCCCTGACCTCTTCGCCATCGGCGCGCATGCGAAGCTGGGCCAACACCGTGCCCCATCGCCCGCCCTGCCATTCCGTTTGCTGATACAGCCTGGCCAGCGCCGGCCTTCGCCCCGCCGCGACGTAGAGCCCCACGCGCGCCGGATCACCCCCATCAATGGGGCACGGGGCCAGGCGCAGGCCAAGCTCCGCCAGCAGCCGCGTGGCAGGCGCTTCGGGCTCCCGCAAGGCGCGCTCAACCAAGACCGCCACGGTTTCCGAATGGCCTGGCCCGGTCAGGATGGGGCAGGCCATCAAATGCTGCAGGCAGCGCGCCGCCGTGGTGTCTTCCGCCTGTTCGGCTTCCGTCACCACCCAACCCCAGGCCCATTCCAGCGCGGCTTCCGCCTGCGCTTCCGTCAGCGGCAGATCAGCCACCATGGCTTCCCGCGCGCCGATCAACCAGCCCAACATATCCGCATAGCGCGGCGAACAGGCCTGCTTATCCAAAACGCGCCGCATCATCGCCGCATTCGCCTGCACACGCGGCCAGGCAGCGATAGCCCGCCCCCACAATGCAGGGGCGGCTTCCTGGCACCAGCTGAGCAACGCCGCCTTGTCCAGGCTTGCCACGCCCGGGGCGCGGGGCCAGAGCATCAAGCGCAGAATGCGGGTGGTTTCCGCGCTATTGGCCACAGGCGCGCCGATCGCGCCCATGACGGCGGTGCCGACCACTTCCGTCACCACGGCGGTCTGGCTGCCCTGCCCACGGAAGGACCGGCTACCTTCCCCGGTCACAATGCGCCGCAGCATCGCCAGCACGCGCAGCAATTCTTCCCCTTCAAATTCATCCAGGATCATCGGCGCCGCGCGCTGATTCATGCGCTGCCGCAACCCGGCTTCCGTGGTGTCATTCGTCATTTCACCGGCAGGGCAAAGCGCCGCCAGAATTTCGAGCAGCGTGGATTTGCCAGCGCCTTCCTGCCCATCAATCATGGCCAAGGGCCGCATGGGCGCCAGGGCGCCCAAATTGGCAATGGTCCACCAACCCAGCAGCATCCGATCCGATGCGCCGTTTTCCCAATTCCATTGTCGGAAAACTGCTTCCGCTTCTTCGGCCAGCGCGGCAGCACCAGGCGCGGGCCGATCATCTTGCCCATCATTGGGCAGGGCAATGGCGCGGGCCGCGATATACGCGATGCCATCACGAATGAAGCTTGGCTTGCGGGCGCCATCCTGGAAAAACACCCGCGCACCGGCATGCACCACAGGCTTGCCCTGATGCAGCCACACGCCAGGCCCGCGCCGCGGCGTGGCAGGGTCAAACAAGCCCACTTCCGTCATGCGCTCCGCCAGCGCCTTATGCAGCTTGCGCGGGCTGTAATCCCCGGTTTTCTTCCCTTCCTTGTCAAATTCCGGCCAGTAGCGCGCGGCCCAACCCGTGGCATCACCACCCAGCAGGGCATTCAACGCACCACGCGCCGAAAGCTTGCCCGCCGCAATGCTGATGATCTGCCGATACGCATCCACAAACCACCAGGTCTCACCGCAGACGCCCAGGCATTCCACCGGCGCGCGGGACCAATCCAAATCTTCCGGCGGGGCTTCCGGCGGGGAAGAATCACCACCACCGCCACCACCACGCCGCCCCTTGCCACCTTCCACCACCTTCAACTGGCGGGAGGCATCCGAAAGCGCCTTGTCAAACCCATCATCGAAGGTCGCCGACACGGAGCACCCCCTTCCAGCCATTGGCGCGGCACAACCTGCGCGCGGCTTCATATTCGGAAACGCCCCAGATGAATTGCGCCAGCGAGACAACACGCATCCCCCGCGCGCCACCCGAAGCCGTTTTCCAATTCCCGGAAACCGCGCAAAGCCAAATCCAATGCGCATCCACCACACCTTCAGCCGAGGCCATCAGCAGCACCGGCCAATCCAGCATGCTATCGCGCACATCAGCCCCGCGCAGGCGGCTTTCATACCAAAGCGGCGTGCCCGCGCGCGGCGCGGTCATGATCCGCCGCGTGAGGCCCATGGCCGCCAGCGCCCGCGCCAGATGCGCCGGATCATGCAAGGTAAGCTCTTCGGCAAATTCAAACGAAATGCGCTCACCCGCCTTGGTGCCGCGCTTGGGCAGCGGCGCGTAGATGCCAGTCTCGAGCCCGTGCGGCGGCCGATCATCCCACGCGGATGCGATCCGGGCGCGCAGATCAGGGGCGAGGGCGGCGGCGCTCACTCCCCACGCCCTTCCAGCACATCGCGCATATCATCCAGCGCGCGCTGCACATCCTTGATCGCGCCGATTTTCAAATACACTTCCGCCAGCGTGCGCAGCGTGGCCAGCTTCGCCTTTTCCGTTTCACTCATGAAAACACCGCCCATCACGCCGCTTCCCTCGCCTTCTGGAAGCACACCGCATGATGCGCCGCGCAATAAGCGCTATCCTGCCGGCCATCCTTGTTGCGTCGTGGGGCCGCATCACAGAAGCGCATATCTTCCAGCGCCACGCGCACCCCATGCGGCCATAACGGAAACTGACAGCCCCGCACCTGAAACACCTGCGGCCTTGGCTGCGCCGCCGCCTTTTCCCGCTTCGCCTCTGCCCCACCCAAAAAGCCCCGCGCTGGCGACGGGTTCGTTAAGCGCGCCGCCAGCGCGGGGAAGTTGGATAGGGAGGAAACGTCATGCTGCGCAGAAAAAGCCGCTGCGCCCGGCCTTGGGGCACCCGTGGCGCCCAAGCTTGTTCTGGCGGCGGATGCCGGAGGAAATTCAACACCCGCCGCCGCGCGCCGCACCACAACACCCCCATGGCGCCGCGCGCTATACTGCCGCCGCCCCGCCTTGATCGGCGAAGGGCGCGGGGGCAGGAGCAGCCGATGCGCCTTACCCACCACGGCGTTTTTCGAAATCCCCATGATGCGGCCAATTTCTGAGCCGCTATCGCCGCGCGCCCAAAGGCTGCGCAGCAGATCAATCTTTTCCAGGGGCCATTTATCGTCGCTCATGCGCGCCGCGCCTTCCGCGCGCGGACATTGGCCCAATCCGATAGATCCAGCAGCGCAAAACCAACGCCGCGCAACGCGCCTTCCAGCGCGCGCCAAAACCGCGCCTTCATGCCGCCGCCCTTTCCTTGGCAATGGCAGCAACGGACATGGCCAGCCCCGCCACCTGCAGCGCTTCCAGCGCCAGCCCCTGGAAATCTTCCGCGGAAAGCTTCCCATCCGCATGGGCCAGCGCGAATGCCGCGCTGAGTTCCCCATATTCGCGGGAAAGCTTAACCACCTGGCTGATGAAATCCCCACCCAGCGCCGCCTGCTGAACCAACGCAAAGCCCTGCAACGCGGCCAGATGGCGCGTCAGCACCGGGTCACCCGCCGCGCGTTCCAGCGCCAGCATGCAATCCACCGGCAAAAACCGGTCTGGCGTGTGCGGATCGTAACACGCAGCCAGGCTTGTCTTGGAAAGCCGCGCCGCAGCGCTGCCCGCTTCCACCCCGCCGCAGGCCTGCACCAAGGCGCGCGTGACTGTTTTAAGGCCGATACCATCAGCCGAGGCCAAATTCATGCTTTCCCCCATGAATTCACGCGGGAAGGCTTCCCGCTGATTTGCGTTGCGCCGGCGAATATGATCCGCTTCCCGAAAAGGAACGGGAAGGGAATCAACATCATGGATAAATCAATGGATCGCACCGTGGCCTGGTTGGCCTTGGTGCTGACGGTCATTCTGACGATCTTGTCAGCAACCACGCTGCACCAGGCGATCAACGCGCCGATCGACCCCACCAAACGCATGATCCACTTTGAAATGTGCGCCAGCCATGAAACGCGCCTGGCACTGGCGCTTGGCCGGGCATCCGGCATCAGCTGCCCGGAATACGTGGCAGATTGGCATATGGGCCATTTGGTGGTGGCCGGCACCTTCGGCATCATGGCGCTGCTTTC